CTTCGCAAAAGCTCGGTAGACTTTTAACGTCTTTTTCTTCTGTAATTCCTACTACATAACTCATTTGATTTTCTCCTTGTTTGTTATTTTAAAATTTAAAGAATCTCTTGACCCGCTCTGGTTAAGGCTTCGTGTTCGCTCAAACCTACCTTCACGAGTTCTTCAACTCTCTTATCCAACGCTTTACTTTTTTCGTCCCCGATCTCTTCCAGGTCAGTTGTAGTCTTATCGCTGAATTCAATTTTGTTCGGGTAGTTCTTGAAAAAATCTTTGACTATACTCGACATAGACTTTTTCACTTCCACGTCTTTGTCGTCTACCTTTTCGGAAAAAGTTATAATTATCTCCCCCTCTTCCGATAACAAAATAGGTTTCAATGTACTAATTACAATCGCTGGAACGCCGTCTTTCAAAGCCCCCGAACAAATTGCTTCGGTGGATTCTTTTCGGGCATTTTCTTTAATAATCTTAATCTCTTCGCTAAAGTTAGTTTGAAGTTTGCTCTTATCGACCAATTGGATTTTAAGCTCATTAAGTTGAGCCTCAAATCCCTTCTTCAAATCCTCCAACTCGGATAAGGCTACAAACCCTTCGGGAGTCCCTGGAATTATTTCCTTATCCTTTACTTTTACGTCTTTCTCTTTTTTAAACAAATCCAAAACACTCGCTACAATCCCTTTGGTTTGTTCGTCTGTGAGTTTAATATCCTCAACTTTTTTCTTATCAACATCTGGCATTTTCTTATCCTCTTCTTTTATTATTATATTTCCATCAAATTTGAGCCCCTCACCCATTCGCACATCCGTAATATGCTTTTGTGACGGATTATTTGTAAAACTAATCGCACTGATTAACTGCTTTCCTGTTCCCCGATAACTCCTTAAAATTTCGGGGGATACGGAGTTAAAATATTTTCCGCTAAAGAGTATCGGCTTAAGTGTTTTCGGTATATCGGAAATATCCGCCAATAGACTATCTCCATTAACGTACATCCGATCTACCCGACCCAACTTTGGAAGCTCCTCTCCCAGCGGAACATCTTTTTTTATTAGCTCTTTTAAAATCATCTGTTGATCAGTATGAGCTATTTTTAAATGGGGATTTTTTTCGTCCTTATACTCTTGGAAATTCTCTATAAGATTTTCAAAATCGTTCAAAGTAAAATCTATGTTATGGACATTGGGATGAGTATTTAAAATTTCTATCCCTTTCACTGAATCAAACTCACCGTTAAACAAATCCGGTATTTCCGTCAAACATATCTTTTTTTCGATTTCAAAATCTTTTTTAAGTAAAGTCCTAGTCATAACTTTACTCCTTTTTATCTTGTCCGAAAAAGAACCCCAAAAACACGACTAACCACGTCATGATAGACACTAATGTCTCTTCGCTAATTATTGCTATATCTAAAAAGTTTAGTATAGCAATAATTGCGGCTGCTAGAGCTATGAAACTTGAACCTTGATTAAGCAAGATTCGATCTAACATTTTCTTTAAAAACTTTTTAATTCTTTTCATTTAAACTCTCCTTAAATTTAATTTATACTTTATAATTTATACTTTATAATTTATTGTTTCATAATCCCACCCCCTTTATTAAATTAGTAATAATAAAAACAATAGTTCTTCTTCAGCTATTCCTTTTCCCGCAAAACGTAAAACCATACTACTCATATCCATATAATCTAAACTTTCCTTAATAGAAAAAGAAATATTTTGAGAACCAATTATTTTCTTCGAATAAATCTTTAAACCATCTTTGTTTTCCTTAATACGAAAACCAACTTTAATCTGTTTTAATAAATCAACCTTACATATATCGGGCTTTTCTTTTAAGTTAAAACTACTATGAATATTCCTAGTAGTTAAATCGACTTTAATTTCATCCTGATTTTCTAATATAATAACCTTAAGATTTCTCTTTGGTTCTCTATAAGAAAATACGCCCCCCTCTTTAACTTTCTTTTTTATCTCTCCGACCGAACAAACAAATAAAACAGAGTCCGGCTCTTCCATAATATCTATATCGCAAGTGCTTCCTATATCGAAAATTAAAGAATCAAATATTAAAATATCAAACATTACTATTCCTTTTTAATCATATTATACTTAAATATAAAATTTCTATCCCTATAGCAAGTAAATTCGTATTCTCATACCACACATTATAAAAAACTTGCGATAATAGATTATCTCCAGGAGATAAAAAAGATAATTGAGAAGCAATAGACTGCTTAAAATAACTCCTACTTTGAGGAAAAGCGCATTCAATTTGAAGCTCTCCCGTATCATGATGATCGTATTCTTCTCCGATATTTCCCGCATATCCTCTATAGGAAACCCATTGATTCTGAGCACTAACTTCATTGGATACAATTAAATAGGCTTCTTGTAAACTGTAAAAATTTTCTAATATCGAATTAAAAAAATATACATTTCTAGTAGAATTGTTGACCAGATAACCTCTATAATAATCAGGTGCGTCTTTATATACAATTCTTGAGCTTGATAATAATAATAAACTCTGAGATAAAACAAATTCATCGTCCCCTACATGAATATCACTATTGTTAATATGTCCGTCAACGGTCGCCTTCGGAGAAAACTCGTCAACTCCTACATGTACGGCGTCATTCGCTATATGACCGTCAACGGTAGCCTTCGGGGAAAATTCATCGACTCCTACATGTACGGCATCGTTTGCTATATGTCCGTCTACTGTAGCCTTTGGAGAAAATTCGTCAACCCCTACATGAACGTCCGTATCAGCGATATGATTATCTACTACTACCTTCGGAGAAAATTCATCGACTCCTACATGAATATCATCATCGTCTATATGACCGTCAACGGTAGCCTTCGGAGAAAATTCATCGACCCCGACATGAATAGCCTCGTCCGCTATATGAGAACCAATAACCGCTTTTTCAAGATCGGTCATCGTCCTATGATCTTCATCTTCGTTTAATTCGTATAAATCTATATCAACATAGTGATTATCATTCCATTTGTTTGCTGAAATATCTTTAGTAGGATCATCCGGTAAAAGCGTTTGGTGATTATGTTTTACGTCTTTCATTTTCCTTTTCCTTATCCATGTATTATAGTCCCGCTTAATAGATTAACTGTTTGTCCTAATATTATATCTAAATTATCAAGTACAATATTCGTTCCTGAAAGCCCAACAGATAAATCTCCAAGAATAATCTGACCTAAACTATCTACAAACGCAGCTTCCATCGCCGTTCCGGAATTTCCCGCCATTCCAGCAAGGGGAAGTCCGATAATATCTAAAGAACCGTCTACCACTACAGCAGCAGGGCTTCCAAAGTTAATAGATACTAATAAAACTCCGTAACCCACCGTATATATTTCTAATTTACCACCATCCATAGCTTCTTTAACTATTTCCATTCTACTGTTTTTAATCTCAATCGAATATTCCATTTTAACTCTCCTTTATTTCTGCTCCAGATAAATTTCCCTCTTTATCTCGAACAAAGCTAACTGTTTTTTTAATCGTTTTAGATTTACCATCATCACTCATATTTACATTTAATTCAATCGGCATAACCATCGGTTCTTCTTTTTTCTTTTCTGTATTATAAATATGGTAATGAATTGAATCGTCCCTTTTCTCCGATAATGTTTTTCTATTTATTAAACTCCCCAAATTAGAAGTCACTTGATCTAATGTTATATTTCTTCCGCTTTTATTTAAAGTCAAATCTGTATTTTCAATTCTCTCGTCACCTACGTCCGCTTTCGTTAAAGGTATCCAAAGACATCGACAATGATGGTGTATTGGCGTGCTATATTTTTCTTTTATCGGGCTTTCCGAAGGAACGACCAACCCATCCAAATCTTCACATAACTTACAAACTACATCATCGAGTATAGCCGAGTATTGAAAACGAATAATCTCTTGACTTATAGGAAGCAATCCCGCCTTAATCTTTTTCTTATTTTCCTTTAAATAATCGTCCCCGCTTTTAGAAAAAACAAACCCGCTTTCCGTATCTCCTATATTAGTAAGATGTAAATTTTCATATTTCTTAACCACTTCTTCAACGGTCGCTAATATTTCGGGCTTACTCGTTTGGTGTATCATCTGGTTGGAAATAGAATACTTAAGACCGTCTTCAATTTCACTCGCCATTTTATTTCCGGTTATGTTTACCCTGAATCCAATATATTCTCCCTTCGATTCTCCCGCCAACTTGGTAACGCCTTCGACTCCCGACTTAAACGAATTAAATCCAGTAGCATAAACGTCGTTTAAAAACTTTCTTAAGATAGACTTTATGGGTGCAACCTTTATCTCTATTCCATCTACCACCTTATTTGCTTTTTCGGTTGTATAGTTCTTATCCAGATAATTTATAACCCTTTCTTTTTGTTTTTCTAATTCAGCGGAAATATCGAAAATAAAACCATCTCTCAATTCATCCAACCTATTGTCATAGTCGGACAGTTTAAATTTCCTTTCTAAAGAAGAAAACTCACGCCATCTTTCCGATAACTTGGTGTCTTTTTTCTTCTCCGTCCCTTTCTTTTCGGGTGATTTTCCCTGTATCTTTTCGTCTTTTTCCGGCTTCGTTCCTGGTATTTCGTCAGGCTCTTCCTCTCCCCCTGTCTCTTCGTCCAGGAAGGGTTTTTCCGGTTCGGGTTCGGGTTCGGGTTCTTTTTCTTCTAGAGGTATTCCAGTCTTGTCAATTAACCATTGTTGATCGACTCCGATCTTATCCTTATCTAATAATTTTTCGACGATCTTACCAGCGACCTCTTTACTGTTGTCCGACAACTGTCCCGCCGTTACCGTTACTTCAATATCGTTTCCAAAATTTAATTCGATAAAATTAGGAAGCAAGTATCGGTTTACGGTATCCACCGTATCATCTAACACATCTTGCTTTCTCATAATAAATAAATTCTGGAAAGCCTCCACGCTTGCCCTTGCCCCGATCTCCCCCTGCGTCAGCGCCTTTTCGGGAATAATTTGACCTTTCAAAATCATCTCATCTAAATAATTGGCACGATTTATAAATGGATCGGTTTTATCCTCTGAATCTATTATTTCAATATCCCAAAAATGATTTCCTTTTTCATCCGTTCCCGCAGGAAGGCAAACAGTAGTCCCCTCTAAAAGATTATCGAGTATATCAAGAATCACGTCTTGATTATCCATATCCACGCCGTCATATTCGCTAGTCCCAATCGGATACCGCCCCTTAAATAATCCAGTCCCCTTCCGCTCTAACCAACGCATATGAAATTGTCTATTTATATTCGCATCGTACCAGAAAGGGTAAATGCTTTCCAAACTTGAAATTCCGTAATAATTACCACTCTCCAAATGGTTAGTGAATACCAAGGCTTTTCTATCCGAAGCTAAAACCTCTGTTTCATAATTTTGGCGAAAACCTTTGAAACTACCATCCTTCGTCTCAATCATAATTTCAATAGTGTCGCCGTCTAATCCTTTCGGTTCTTTAAGTAAAGTCCCTGTAAATTTTTGATCCTTATCGTTTTCATCTTTATATTTTAAAGTCCCCGCCTTATATCTTATTTCCATAGCCTTGAAACCAAATTCAAGTTTTTCCATAGACTCTCGAATAAGCCGGCGCCAAATCTTTTTAAGCATCTTCTCCGTAATAGCTTTTATCTTTTCATCTTCACATTCCAAAACAAAAGGAACGTCGGATAAACCTAATTTCGTAAACTCCAAACCCAACCAACACATAGGGTACATCCGTATCGATTTATATTGCTTTATGGAACGATCACTATTATAAGGTAGAATCTCGTTTAAATTTCTTACTGAATCTCCATAACTAGTTATATCTTTTAATAAAACCATTTTATTTTCTCTCCTTTTAAGTTGGTAAATTTCTAACTTTCGATCGTCCTACCTTCTTTTTAATGCCTTTAACTTTTTGAGGCACTGGGGGCTTAAGCCTTTTCCCATAATGAGTATATAGCGCATACCGTCGGGCATCCATCAAATGATCCATAAACTTTACCGGTTCGTCAAGCGACAAACCGTCTTTATTTTCCTTCCAAACATAACTATCGTTTTCTTTTATAAGGTTGCTACTATTACTATCCATATATATAGTTTGATCTTTAACTAAATTGATTCCATCCATTACTGATTTATCCGCCGGCTTCGCATTATAACCCGATTGAACCAACTCTTTTATTCTATCGGGTTCAGAACTATCGCAATATATTTCCGCCTTCCTATCTACATTTAGATCATCCATTTCTTTTATTAGTTCCGAGTTAGTCAGACCGGTTTTATAAAGTAACTCTTCTTCATAAAAGACCACGTCCCTTTCCCCGATCTTTAATAAAGCAGTCGGCTTATTAAATCCAAAGTCTAATCCATAAATAACTTGCTCGAATTCCACTGGAATATTTTCCATAACCTCGCAATGACCAAAAATAATTCCTTTAAGTTGACCCCATTTTCCTAAACAATACACGTTATACAAATTTAGGTTACTTTCTTTAAGCTCTTCCAAGTCTCTTATATAGTCATCTTCTATAAAAGGATTATCATATACATTAGTATGAAATTTCTGTACGTTTTTATACTTTTTAGCATTAGCGAAAAACCTTTGATACACCCAACTTGTAATTCCAATCGGATTAAGCGTTCCTATCATTTGAGAAAAAGAACCCTTCCCGCCCCTTAACCTTCGCTTTAATTCCTCATAAGCCGGTTCGGTTAATTCGTTTAGTTCTTCAATCCAAATAATATCAACGTCTGTAATACTCTTTATTTTCTCATAGTCATCCCTTGTATTCATAGATAAATAATTTATCTCGGTATCATTCGGAAGATGTCCTGTAAAATCACTTTTATTTAATATGTATGGGATATGAAAAAGGTTTGCTCGTTGTTCGAAAAGAGGGATACAACTCCGCCGTAAACTCGGAAGGGTTTTTCTTACTACCAAAACTTTTAACTTTACTTTTTGGTGGACAGTGTTAATTAGAATCTTGTCTGTTACACTATACGATTTTCCAGCCCCCGCCCCGCCGTACAATAAGACTTCACGGTCTGTACAACGAAAAAAAGGGGAGTGATTGTGATTCAAATAGCTATTAACATTAAGTTCTTTCATCTTCTCCATCCATCGACCCATCAGGGAGAAAATCTTCACTTACAAATAACTTAACTCCGTCAGGAAAGGATAACTCTTTTTTCTCTCTCCATCTATCGGGCTGACGATTCTTTAACCAGAATATTTGAGATGTGGTATTTGGTAAGGCTATTTTTACGGTTGTTCGGGTTCGCCTTTTTAATAATCTTGTCCGACTAATTTCAAGTTCTCCATCGCCGTTTCCGTTTCCCTTGCCGTTTCCATTACCGTTTCCGTTGCCATTTTCATTACCCAAAATAAGCTCTTCAATCTCAATAGATTTTTCTTCATAACTATATCCCAATGCGTTTTTTAATAGAGAATCTTCAACCAAACTATCTGTAAAATCTTTATTTTCGTTTAAGGCCTCTGCAATTTTAGGATACTTGGATTTCCATTCGGAAATTAGACTTACATGTAAATGCAATTCCGCAGCAATCTCTTCTTTAGTCATCCCCGACCGAGTCATAAACTTTAAAAGTTGCGGGTGATATTTAGCGTTGTAAACCGTATGAGCCGTATTATACTCGGTATATTCTGGATCTTCGAATTGCTCCCAAGTTATCGGTTTTGGCCGGCTTTCCATCCGCCTTTTTTTAGCCATCTTTTTCTTTACTCCTTTATTTGTTAGATAATATAGTAGGATTAAAAGTTAAGTCTATTCTTTTTTTATTATATTCATAATTTTTTTTTACTTTCTCCTTTACTTTCTTTATTTTCTTTTAAGTTTTAATAAATTACCATAGATAGTTAATAAGTAGTAATAGCCCAACTACTGAACCCACCATCACCAAGGCGCTGAAAAATAGTAATATAAATAACAAAATTATTTTAGTTCTTATCTTCATAGCTCTCTCCTTATCTATTTTCTTAATTTATTCCTTTCTTTTCTTGGGGTGTCATTCCATTCTTTTTTTAACCTTCTCTTTATAGCTTCTAGAGTTCTTTTTTTATCAATCTTTTGTTTTCGATCTTTATTTCCATAAATATAAAAATTAAGAATCTCTTCAGCCTTCCTATTTATTAGCTTCGCCGTTTTCTGGTTCATTGCCCCTCTCCTTTTCATAATTTTCTTTTAGTAATTCTATAGCAAGCCCCAAATTCCAATCTCGTTCGATAGCGTAAACGCAAGCCCCGATTATAATATTTCCCAATATCATAATTTGTCCACTTGCTTTATTATCTTTATCGAATTCCAAGATGGGTTCTCCCGCCGAGTCCCATTCAATTAACTCATCAATGGACGTTTGGATTGAGTCGGCTATATCAATTTTGCCTCTATCCCTGAATTGTTTTTTACGAAAAAAACGCCCTAACTCTCTGAGCGTTTTATTCTCAATTTTATTCAACTGTTCTTCTTTTTCTTTGTATTCCCTTATCAATACGTCCAGATGCTTTATGTCTCTCATTTTCTTTTCTCCTTTTTATTTTTGAATACTCGTTCCCTTTTTTATATTATCTTTTTTCCATAAAGGTTGTAAATTTTTTAACGCCCAACATTCTTGAAAACCTAAATCATCAAAGCTATTATAGTCAAAAGAACAAATTGGTCTTATATGATCTATTTGCCATTTGCCGTGATTATTCCAATTCATTCCTTCGGTAAATAAAGATTCAAAATGCTTTCTTAACTCGTGCGGAGTATAGCCTACTAACTTTTTTAGAGTAGGGCTGTTTTGCCTACCTTTTAAATTATCATATATAAGTAAACGCATTCTATTATTTAAGTTACCCCTTGGCGTTTTTAGTTTTTCTCTATCCCATAATTTACGATATTCAGGATTATCGTCCCGCCAGTTTTTATTATATTCAGGATTTTTTTGACGATTTTGTTTATTTTTAATACTAACACAACTTTTACAATAATTCCTCAAGCCATCCTTATTTGATTTCTGAGCACCAAATTCCTTTATCGATTTTTCCTTTTTACATTTAGCACATATTTTAGGTTTCATAATCAAGCCCTTACTTTTTCTTACGTCCCAAATCGTTTATAATACTCTTCTTTTTATTGATTGTAACCTCGAAAACTTTATTGGCTGTATCCATTAAATTTTCCGAGTGAGTTACGATTATAAATTGTAAACCAAGATTTTTGGAAAGACTAGTTAGCATCTCACCTGCTTTTATTTGATATTCTGCGCTTAAAAATCGGAAGGGTTCGTCAAGAATTATTACAGATCGAGTCGAGAAGGGTTGACGAATTTTCCACGAAGCAACACGCAAAGCAAAAGCAACTATATCGACGACTCCCCCGCCGGTATCGTTCATAATATTTAATCTTTTATCGCCTTTATACAAACACATATCGGCTTCACTCTGACCACGTTTACTTTCATACGTCAAATTGAAATTATATACACTCTCAAAAATAGAGCTTAAGGCTAGATTAACCATATCCCCGATATAGTATTCTAATTTCTCTTGAGTGTCTTGAGCTGCTCTTTGAAGAATGGCTTGAGCTTCTAATACATTATTTAACGTCTTTCCTATTTCGTCCCATTCTTTTTCTTTTTGAGATATTTGGGTTTGTAAATTATCCCGCCGACCTTTAAGGTATTCGATTCTGTTTAACAATTTTTTCATAAAATCACCTCTTCCAACTCTTCTATTTTTATAGCAATCTTTTCTTTTTCCACCTTATTATCTTTTTCTTTTTTCTCTAACTCTTCCAAGGCAACGGATAGATCGATAGTGCCGCATTCCTTTTTTAACTCGCTTTCCATATTTTTTAGTTCACCTTGTAAAATCAAATTCTGCTTCTCCGCATTCGCAACTTTCTCTTTTAATTCCATAAGTCTATTTACTAAATTCATAATTATTTTCTCCTTTTTAGTTTTCTATTGCTTCCCAAACTTCATTCCGAACTCCCTTTTTAATATTTCCGGCTTCCAGGATACTCTCAACATTGTCAGTGAAACTGAGCCCGATCTCTTTAGTTTTCTTTAACTTATTTATAAACTCTTCCAACTTGAGATTATTTTCCTTTTCCTTTTCTACATACTCAAGATTCATTACGTCCGGCTGAAAAGGAAAAAGAACAGACTCAATTTTATTTTCTTCGCTGAACCATAAATGGAATTGAGGATCATATTTAATTTGATCTGATTTTATACGCATCATCGACCCGCAATTAACGAGTAACCGCCCTTGATACTCTTCCGTAAAAAATTGATGATTATCCCCAGTGACGATTAAGTCAAACTCCGGATATTTCTTTAATAAAGATAAAGCCGACTTGCCCCCGACACTTTTATGTATCGGCTTCTTTTTATAAACCATAGTGTGTAGCACTAATATACTATATCCCTTTTTAGCTTCATTCTGATCGACCTTTATTTTTTCTCCATAAGGAATACCAAATACTCTACATCCCGATAGGATAGTAGATTGATCCGATAATAATTTAATATTTCCTGCTGCCTCCAAAACAGAAAAACTACTTTTATTATATAGCTTTAAATTATGATTTGGTAAATCGTGTTGCCCTGGAATAGCGTAAATTTCGGGTAAATTTTTAATTGCCCACTGCTCTAAAAAAGGAATAGATCGGGAAATATCAAAAACATCTCCGGCGCAAAGAATCGGGGCAGAATATTTTTTTTGAATCTTTTTTAAAAATTCTATTTTTACGCTTTGAGCTTCCCAATAGTCGTCTATCCGACTAACAGGCGCAGTCGTCCTCAAATGTAAATCACTACATAAAATTAAATCCGGATCATCTTTTTTTTCTATTCGTTTACGCATTCTTTTTCTCCTGTAACCGCCCCGCATAATGGACATATCGGGGGCATAATTTCTTTTAGCTCTTTTCTATATTCAGTCAACTCTTTTCTTTTTCTCAAATATATCTTTTTCGTTTCCTGGAGCTTTTCTATTATGTTTCTTTTTCTTTGAAGGCTATCGGATTCGATAGAAAGGAAATTGATATTTTTTTCCAAGACCTCAATTTTACTTTGATGTCCGCTAACTTTTTTAATCTCTTCGATTTTTTCTTTTTTATATCTAATATCTTTTATCAAAACTCGAAGCAAAGCGAGTTTATTTTCTTCTTCAAAAACCCTTTCCCATTCCTCATTTAATTCCTGAACCGCCTTTTCCCAAACATCCAAATCTTTTAACTCAAGCAAGTAAGCCTTAAGCTCTTCTCGATTTTGTTCTAAATATTTTTGATCGGTTTTTAATTTCCTTTTCTTCTTTTCGATATATTGTAAACTCGCATCCACAATTTGTAAATCGACTAATTCATTTAGTTGACGTGCTTTTTCTCCCGACGATTGAGATAAAAGAAAAGGAGTATCCATTTGCTTTTGTATATTTATTTTTTCCGATATATTTAAAACCGCTTTTATTTCATCGGGAATATTTGTTTTAAAAGCCTTAAATTTTTCTTCGTTTAAAAAATAAATATTGTCCGCATTATTTCGTTTTCTTCCTACCGTATTCCCATCGACAGTAATTCTTACTTCAGTGTCTCCGCCCCAATCCGACCTAAAAGCATCTCCCATAGGTATCCCTTCGATAACCCAATACAACGATCTTAAAATAGCCGATTTTCCTACATCACTCGTTCCCTTTATTATATTCACGCCCTTACTTAAACGCAAAAAAGAATCAGGATGACTCTGAAAGTTTTTAATAGAAATATCTTCAATCATTTTTAACTCTCCCCCTTTTTAAAAAATATCTCAATCTAATTTCCACATAAAAATAAATATTATAAAATACATAAAAACAATAACCGCCGAACCCGCCCCCGACAAAAAAATCATAAGACTCTTTCATGTTTTTATACCTCACTTTTTAAACAATATTTCATAGCTTAGTATTTCAAAAAAAACATCGGCATCTACTACCACAACCGGCTTTTGAATATCTTTTCTTTTTAAAACCAAAAGCCAATTCCTACCTTTCTTTGTATTTTTTTTCGCTTGACGAATAAAAGCCGGAACGCTCCAGGCTTCGCAACTTTTACATTCTACATCAAAAGGAAAATCCAAAAAAGCATCGCCCCTTAAAACCACGTCCGTTCCCGACTGACCCATAAGTCGGGGCTGAATAAGTTTTTCATCTTCATATCCCCAAGGAATGTCTAACAACTCGCTTATCTTTTCGCAAGTCCATTTTTGTAAATTCCGCCCCTTCGCCTTCGCACTACTTACTTGAATTTTTCCCATCTCTTTTTTCCTCTTCCAAACTTTTTAAAAATAAGGCTTTCTCCTGATCCAAATACTCTCCTGTATAATTCTGGACAATGTATTGTACTCGACTTAATTTTGATTTTATCTTTTTATTTATTAACCGGTCTTGCTCAAAACCTTTTTGAATTTCCAATAAAAATTTATGAGCAAAAGAAAAATTATCATCCTCAAGCATTTTTCCGGTTGCTACCACAAAACTGAAATTGCTACTATTGGGATACAATTTATTCATTTTTCCTTCCTCCAGAATCATAAATATTACAAATTGCTTTCTTTTGTTTATCCGTTAAAAAGC